GATGGACCAGTTCAAGCTGTATCATACGCACCGGCGGGTGTAGGTGGTGGGTTAACACCAAACAACCAGTTTGATTTGGTTGGTGATGAAATGTTAAATGCATATCAATCACACATAGACAAAGTAGCAACGACTGTCGGTATGAAACTAGTTGATTATTTATATGGTATAGATCCAGATTTATATAGCTTAAGTTTTCCAGATACAGAAGAAACCAAAAAAGAAAGTGAATTAGAAACTCCACCAGATTCAAAGAAAAAAACAAAAAAAGAACAACATAGTGAACCTATAGAAGTTAATGAAAATACATTTTCAAAAAAATGGTGGGAGACAAATTTAACGGAAGAATTAGTTACAAAAACACAATTAAAACCAAGAAAGAAGGATTTATTACTTATGGGCGGAGCATACGGACACATGGCACATCCATTTGACAATAAAAATTTAACATTTGGTGATTTAAAACAGATTATTGAATTGGGATTGGGTGGACAATTAAATCGAGAAGATAATGTTACAGAAAAGTTAGATGGACAGAATATAATGATAAGTTGGAAAGATGGAAAACTTATAGCAGCTAGGAATAAAGGACATATAAAAAATGGTGGGGCAAATGCATTAGATACCAAAGGTATTGGTAGTAAATTTGCAGGTAGAGGTAATATAGCAGATGCATTTAATTTTGCAATGAAAGATTTAGAAAAAGCTATTAAGGGTTTATCACAAAAACAAAAAGATAAAATATTTAATAATGGATATAATTTTATGAATATGGAAGTGATGTGGCCTGCATCTTCTAATGTGATTGACTATGATGTAGCTACACTTGTATTTCATGGTGCTTTACAGTATAATGATAATGGGGATGTGGTTGGTGAGGTACCAGGTAGTGGAAGAATGTTACAGGGTATGATTCAACAGATAAATCAACATATACAAAAAAAATATTCAATCGGAAAACCACAATTTTTAGAGGTTCCAAAACATCAAGATTTTGGTATTAAAAAGAAATACTTTTTTAATAAGTTACAAAAATTACAAAGTCAATATGGATTGAAAAATAATGACACTCTTTCTTTATATCATCAACATTATTGGCAAGAGTTAATTTATAACATGTCTAAACAATTAAAATATAAAATACCTAAAAAGGTATTAATTGGATTGACAAAGAGGTGGGCATTTTTTGATAAAAAATATGCAGTTAGAAATATGAAAAAAGATATTAAAAATGAAGAATTTTTAAATTGGGCATTAAAATATGATTCAAATGATCATAAATCACAAGTAAAAGAAAATATGAAACCATTTGAAGTTTTATTCTTTGAAGTTGGAGCTGAAATATTAAAAAATGTTAAGGGATTTATAGCCGCTAATCCAGATAAAGCTGTCCAAGGAATAAAAAATAAATTAACATCTGCAATATCAAATGTAAAATCTGGTGGTGATATTAAAAAATTAAATACATTGAAACTACAATTAGATAAGTTACAGTCAATTGGTGGTATGGATTCTATAGTACCAAGTGAAGGATTAGTTTTCAAGTACAAAGGAAACACATATAAATTTACAGGTGCATTTGCTCCTATAAATCAAATTACTGGTTTAATTTCATTTTAATATATTTATATATGAATATATGAGGATAAAATATGGGTAAAAATATACAAAAAGTACAATCTATGTTAGATGGGAGTTTTAAGGGATATAAAACTTCTGTTTGGATGGGTGGTGAAAAAGAAATAACTAGAAAAGTAGGAGATGTTTGGACTGATTCCGATGGATATGAGTGGGAACAGAAAGAAGGATTCAAAGTCAAGAAATCTGTTATGCCGGCTGTTGGATTGTTTTCCAAAGTATGCAAGGATTGTGAATCACCATGTACAAAATCATTTGATAAAGATACATGGGTTAGACAGAAAAGATGTTATAGATGTCAATCTATCTGGGAAGAAGATTTAAAGTATAATAAAAAAAATAGAATTGGTAAAGAAGGTTGTAAGTGGACATTTTGGGTTAGATTACAACAATTACATCAAATGGACGCTATCGATAAAGAGATGGAACAATTGGTATTTACCAAACATGATGAGAATCATAATTCAGGAAAAATACTGGATGATTCGGTTGCAAATGCGATTGCAAATGATAATGTCGCATCAACAATGAAGATAAACAAAGCACTAACTAAATAACATAGGAGAAAAACAATGATGGACTTTGTAATGGCAAATTGGGAATGGATAATGTTAGGATTTTATACATTAGAAAAAATCGTAAAATTATCACCAAGTAAAAAAGATGACATTATATTCGATGCAGTAATTAAACCTGTATGGGATAAACTTCCGTTTGGAAAGAAGTAAATAAAATATGTCTTATTATGTAAAAAATAGTGAAGGTAAGTTAGTACCCAGACAAAAAACTAATTGGCACCCAAAAGGTACATCACCTGCACCGAGTGCATATGTTGATAGACCAATGTCTATTAACGTCAATGTACAACCATCTACAGGTAAAGAATACTGGTTTTGGTTTAATTCGGTTGATAGTGATAAAGTAAGAATGGGTAGAATGTCAACTGATTCTTATAAACTACAACCTGTTAGGTTTTGGTTAAATGATGTTGAAAATAATGTCACTCATTATTTAACAGGTAGTGGGTATGATCCTGCAAGTGATGGTCAACAAAATGATGATAATGTTACTGGATCTGCTGTTAATTTAATTGAACAGATTAATAACATAGAGAATTTTGGAATATCTGGATCACATTTTATAAGTTCAAGTAATAGTAATCCACATATTAGATTATTTTTTACTGCTAGTGATTTGGGTACAGTGGGTAATGACTATGATTTATATTTTAGGACAACAAAAGTTGATTTCAATGGTGGTGACGCAACACATTATGCAACCGCCAGTATTGAAATTGATCACTTTAAAAATGATGATACATTTAATTTGACAGGATCTGAAGGTAAAGAACAGAAGTTTGTAGCTAAAGATCCAAATGGTTCAAATACAAGTGGACTTCAGAGTGATTTAGTAACATTCATTTATGGGGGTAATTAGTTATGTTTAGTAAGATAAAAAAATATGTTATAGGATTTTTCGTTTTGGTTGGTGGTATTCTTTTTGCTTTCTTGAGTGGTAAAAGTGCAGGTAGAAAACAAGAAAAACTTGGTGGATTAAAAGACAAAATTAAAGAAAAAGATAAGTCTATTAAAAAAACTAAGAAAATTAAAAAAGATGTAAAAAAATCAATCGAAAGTACAGAAAAATACTTAAAAGAGTTAGAAAAAAAGAAAAAAACAAAACCTAAAAAGAAATCAGCTACAAAAGCTCGTAGTAAACTGAAAAATATAGGTAAAGGGAAAAAATAGTGAAAAAATTATTATCAATATTAATGATATTTTCTTTTTTAACATCCCAAGAACCTTGTGTTGGTACTTGTTACACCGAAGAAGAAGAAATAAATATAGAAAATCATATCACAGACATTGAAACACGACTTTCATTATCTAATGAAAAAATCTTGTTGTTAAATACATTAATCGTAGACTATAAATTAAATGATAGTTTAAATGTATCATTGATTAATGATTATAAACAACAATTAATTTTCAAAGAGGAAATGATTGATTTAGTTAAACCAAAATGGCATGAAAATAAATATCTTTGGTTCTTTGGAGGAGTTATATTAACATCGGGTGCAGTTTATTTGGCAGGACAAATTGACTAATGGATAATAGTAAATTAAAACAAGTAATACAACAAGAATATAAAAAATGTGCAGTTGATCCTGTATATTTTATGAGAAAGTATTGCGTTATTCAACATCCCAAAAAAGGGAAGATGAAATTTGATTTATATCCATTTCAAGAGAAATGTTTAACAGAATTTAAAGATAATCGTTATAATATAATTCTAAAATCTCGTCAATTGGGGATATCAACACTTTCTGCTGGTTATGCCTTATGGACAATGTTATTTCATAATGATAAAAATGTTCTTGTTATTGCTACCGGTAAAGATGTTGCTAAAAATCTTGTTACAAAGGTGAGAGTTATGTTTGAAGGTTTACCATCTTGGTTAAAAGCTCAAACGGAAGAAATAAATAAATTATCGTTGAGATTTAAAAATGGCTCTCTAATATAGGCAATTGCATCTAATGAATCAGCAGGTCGTTCAGAGGCGTTATCATTATTGATAATCGATGAGGCTGCATTCATTGATAAAGTTGGTACAATATGGACTGCGGCTCAACAAACACTAGCTACTGGTGGTGATTCAATTGTTCTTTCTACACCCAATGGTGTAGGTAATTGGTTTCATCAACAATGGGTTGGTGCTGAGAGTGGAGATAATGAGTTTAACACGATAAAGCTTCACTGGACAGATCATCCGGATAGAGATGAATCTTGGAGGAAAGAACAAGATAAAATTTTAGGTCCTTCACAAGCTGCTCAAGAATGTGATGCAGACTTCCTTACTTCAGGTAAATCTGTAGTAGATCCAGCCATATTACAATGGTATAAAGATACAATGGGTGAGTCTCCTGTAGAAGAATTGGGTATTGATAAGGGTATGTGGATATTCAGACAACCTGATTATACAAAAGAATATATAGTGGTTGCTGATGTGGCTCGTGGTGATGGTGCAGATTATTCAGCATGTCAGGTATTTGAATTGAATGATATGGAACAAGTTGCTGAATATAAAGGTAAACTGTCTACTACTGAGTATGGTAATTTTTTAATTGAAGTTGCTACAAAGTATAATGACGCTTTACTTGTAGTTGAGAATAATAATATTGGTTGGGCAACTCTACAAACGATTATAGATAGGCAATATAAGAATTTATTTTATATGTCAAAAGATTTACAAGTTGTTGATACGGAACATAATATAAGTAATAAATACAGGTCTCAAGATAAAAATATGGTTCCTGGATTTTCAACAACTGCAAAAACAAGACCACTACTTGTGGCTAAAATGGAAGAATATACAAGAGAAAAATTAGTAAAATTACATTCCAATCGATTAATAGATGAATTATTTGTATTTATTTATAAAACAGGAATGATTCAATCCAAAGCAGAAGCAATGGACGGTTATAACGATGACTTGGTTATGTCTTATTCAATTGCATTGTGGATAAGAGACACGGCATTAAGAATAAGAAAAGACAAAAATGATCAACAATGGGCTTTGATGAACTCAATGTTAGATAAAAATGGTAACGAAAACACGGAAGTTGATGGTTTTGTTAAAGGTGCCGGGCATGTTAAAAAGAATCCATATGAAATGGATTTTGGTGATGAAAAAGAAGACTTAACTTGGTTAATTAAATAAGAGGTAAAAAATGGCAGAAGAAACTCAAGGAAATATATTTCAACGATTAGGAAAACTTTTTAGGAGTAATATCGTATTACGACAAACTGATTCCGGTAAAGTGGTGGTTAAAGATATTGATTTATCACAAACTGCACTACAATCTAATTTTGTGGATAGATACAATCGAATGTACTCAAAATCATTACAAGGTACTACTCTTCAAAATCCTGCATACACCGCGCAGAGATTGGAATTATTTAAAGATTATGAATTAATGGATACAGATCCAATTATATCTTCAGCTTTAGATGTTTATTCCGATGAGTGTACTGTTGATAATGTTGAAGGTGAAATTTTAAATATAAAAACTGATAATCAAAAATTACATAAAATATTACATAATTTATTTTATGATATATTAAATATTGAATTTAATTTATGGTCTTGGATTAGAGGAATGTGTAAGCATGGAGATTATTTCTTAAAATTAGAAATAGCAGAGAAGTTTGGTGTATATAATGTATTACCGTATACAGTTTATAATATGGTAAGAAAAGAAGGAGTTGATCCTGAAAATCCTCAAAAGGTTTATTTTCAAATAGAT